CTTGACATTCAAATCTTTTCTACCATGAACTCATTGGTAAAAGACCGATTGAGTAACAACAAAGATTTGGTTGCAAACAAGAAACATGAAATAGATTTGGCAACACAGAAACACGATATGCAAAAAAAACATATCGATGAGTTGAAGCAAAACAATGAAGATAAGGTGAAAGAGTATGAGACAGAGATTCAATGTAATAGCGATACCGTATCCTCCTTATTGGCAAATGTTACCATCCTTACAACAGAGGTCGAAACATTGCAGAACTCTGTGGCAGTTAAAATTGAAACAGAGGCTAAGGTCAAGACGATTACAAAACTTGAATCGCAAATTGAAAGTAACTTATCCAAATTTCGTAAAGATATCGGTTTCTTTCAATCGCATGATAATTGTCCAACATGTAGGCAAACCATTGCCATGGAGTTTAAAGAAGAAGAACTTACCAATCTCTCTACCAAAGTTACAGAATGTGAACATGGACTCTCACAACTTGAACAGAAATTAAATGCAGAACAAGAAAAGTTAAATGACATTGCAGAAAAACAAAAAGAACTGCAACGAAAACAAGTTGAAATTGCCACATACAACACAACAATCACCGAAACAAATAAGATGATTGTTCGTTTGCAGAAGTTGGCAGAAGAATTGAAAAACTCTAAAACGGTATCTGATAAAGAAGAAAAAGAATTAAGTGACATAAAAGAATGCTTAACCAACTTAAAGAACGATTTAAGAATGTTTATCGATGAAAGAACTTATTATGAAGTTGCAGGTAATCTACTGAAAGATACGGGCATCAAAACAAAGATTGTCAAACAGTATCTACCTGTTATCAATAAATTAGTGAACAAATATTTGGCATCATTAGATTTCTTTGTAAACTTTAATCTTGATGAATCATTTAAAGAAACAATCAAGTCTCGTCACCGTGATGAGTTTACATACAACAACTTTTCTGAAGGTGAGAAACAACGGATTGATATGGCATTGATGTTGACTTGGCGTGCTGTTGCCAAGTTAAAGAATTCGTCTAATACTAATCTATTAATTTTAGATGAGACATTTGATTCTTCACTAGATGCCAATGGCACAGAAGAACTAATGAAAATCCTACATATGTTAGAAGGTGTGAACCTATTTGTAATTTCACATAAAGGTGATATATTACAAGACAAATTTGCAAATGTCATTAGGTTTGCGAAAGAGAAAAACTTTTCAAGGATAATGAAATGAGTGAAACATTAATAATTGATACAGGTGCGGCAATTGGAACACCAACACAACAAGTCAGAGTAGAACCTTTGCCGTTGTATGATGAAAATCATCCAATGTTGAAAGTTCAAATACCTGAATACAAATTTGATTTGCCAAATCCACTAATGGAAATGTTAGTGAAAAGATTGAAGATGACAATGAAACTATATGGCGGTATCGGTCTATCTGCCAATCAATGCGGAGTATTTGAAAGAGTATTTGTTATTGGTACAGACCACTTTCAAATTGCATGTATCAATCCACGAATTATAGGGCAAGCACCATCAACAATTAAAGCAGAAGAAGGTTGCCTCTCTTTTCCAGGCCTTCATGTTAAACTAGACAGACCAGATTGGGTCGAAGTGGAGTTTACAAATGAAATGGGTGAATTAAAACAAATGAGACTTGAAGGTATAACTGCTAGATGTTTTCAACATGAACTTGACCACATGAATGGTATTCGTATGATTGACCATATTGGTCCTGTAGCATTACAAATGGCACGAAAGAAACAAGAAAAGATTATTAAAAAAATTGTCCGTCATAAGAAAAAATGAAATTAACAATCACACGCCTTAGAAGTGGCACAAATTATAAAACTCCACTCCATGATATCATGGATTCTTTTTATGAGTTATATAAAGAGTATATCTCTAAGAATTCGCAACATACTTATGGTGTGTGTAACTTTGGTTGGAATGCAGCCAATCGTAAGAAGTTAGATGACATACTTGATGCAGATGTTGTAATCATTCCAAGTGAGAATGAATTCTTTCAACACATCAAAGGGTATGTTGACCCAAGGCATAAAGAAAGGTCAGATGAATTCATTCATCAAATTGGTGAACATCTGGCAAATAAACATGTTATTCTGATGCGTAGTGACCGTGCTGATAATGAAGAACTCTATCGCACAAGAACTTTCAAAGACCAAACAATTGGTAAGTTTTCAATTTTTGATGAGATGGATATACCTGGTGGTCTCCACGGCATGAAGTATCATTTCATTAAAGAAAATATGCCGATGCGATTATTTGATGATGACAGGCAATATAATTTCATTTATTGGGGTTGTGATAAACGCAAACTCATTGATAACATTGAATCTGGTGATGAAAGACACCTAGTATTCAAACGAATAAAGAAAGATGCCAAGATAAAATCTTATTTTATTGGCAAATATAACTCAATTGTGCCTGACAAGAAGATAGATTCGATGTATAATCTATTAAATGATTTAACTGGTGCAAGGTCAACTCTCTGCTTTAATTGGTTGGATCCTGCCGCAACAACAAGTAGATACCACGAAGCCATTGCCTGCGGCATTCTTCCATTTGTTTGGAAGAATTATGATTGTAATAACACTTTGGTTGCTGACCAATGGCAGAGAGTTGATTCAGTTGAAGAACTGTATGAAAAAATGCAAGATGTAGATAAGATGTTTCCTGCAATTGAAGATTATTATGTGCGTAATACAATGAAACCCAAATCATGGTACTACGAAAAATTTGAAAATAGAATGAATGAGATATTGAATGGCATATAGTTTTGATCCAAAAGATGATGTAGAATCCCAATGGCAGAAGTGGTCTGATTCTGGTATTCAATTTACTGATGTTGACTTTGAACAATTAAAAGAACGGACAATCAATGAATTGACCTATGTGTCTGCCATGGATGTTCGTGAATACACACTCTTTCAAAAATGGTGTGAAGTGCAAGAAAAATATCCTACTGTTACAGTCAATGATTTATGGGAAGGTGAAAAGAAAGTTCTTGCAGATGAAAAACAACGCCGTGCAATTGCAGAAGTTAAATCAAACTTTTGGATTCAAAAAGACCCTGATGACTATCTTAAATTACAACCTGAATTAGTATATACAAACAAAGAAGAAGATTTGCCTGAATTGTGGAATACAATAAGAACATTTTCATCCACAATGAAAAACAATTCAAACATTGGCAGAAACCTCAATTTTGTTGTGAGAGATAAACCCACTAAGAAGTATCTTGGTGTTGTTTGTATTAGTTCTGACTTTCTTGATTTAACACCGAGAGACAACTTTATCGGTTGGTCGAGAGAAATTAAAACGCAAGGTGCAATGATTAATCATACTGCAATCGGTTCTACAATTGTGCCATTACAACCACTTGGTTTTAATTATGTTGGCGGCAAATTACTTGCACTATTATGTTTATCCGATCCTGTGCAAGAATTGTGGGAAAAATTATATGGTGATAAACTTGTCTCTGTAACGACCACATCACTTTATGGTAAAACTAAGGCAGGCGGTCTATCACAATATGACAACCTTGATTATTGGCAACCTATGGGATTCACCTCTGGTTCTGTATCATTTGAACCATTGAGAGATACCCGTTATTTAATTAGAGAATGGTTAAAGAAGAATCACACAAGAAAATATTTCGAATGGTATGTCGCCAAGAAACCATCAGGTCAACCTCATAAGAGAGACCACAAGAATCGGTCATTGAACTTTGCATATTCTCAGTTGAATATTCCAAAAGAATTGATTCGTAGTGAACATGCTCGTGGCATTTATTACACACCACTCTATGATAAGAGTTGTGAATTCTTACGAAAAGAATGTGAAGTAAAAGATTTAACAAAGTCATTTGATACAAGTGTAGAACATTTGGTTGATATATGGAAACAGAAACATGCCAAACCTCGTATCAAACAACTTGTCAAAAAGAATAATGTATCTACCGAATCATTGTTCTATGATGACCTTATCTACCTAACTTGGGAAGAAACTAAGGCAAAGTATCTACCACAAGTCGGCAGATAATGAAAAAACACTTGACAATTGACTACATATAAGATAGAATGTCCTTAATGCGGTGAGTCCGAGACAACCTACCCCCGTAGGCAGACAGGTTTAACTCCTGTTAACCGCTCCAAATACTTGTTCCTATTGACTTCCAGACTGTTGTTTTTATGCAACACAGCTGGTTGACAATTAGGAATACCCGTGATATAATATAGTGTATAGTGACAAAAGGACATTACATGCTATTTACTGCTGAACAAAAATCTCAACTTGCCAAACTAATGGCAACCGAGAATCTTACGGTTGAACATCAAAAGATTCAAACCGCACGATTCGACCCACAGAATCGTATCCTATATCTCCCAATCTGGCAAAATATGACTGGCGCTCTTTATGACCTGCTTTGCGGTCATGAGGTCGGCCATGCACTTTATACACCTGCTTCAGGTTGGCATGATGCCGTTGTTGATGAATCAAAAGGTAAAGGATATAAATCTTTTCTCAATGTGGTCGAAGATGCTCGTATTGAGAAAAAAGTAAAACGCAAATACCCTGGTCTCACAAAGCAATTCAAAGATGCTTATGCTGAATTGATAAAGAGAGACTTTTTCGGTTTGCGTAACCGTGATATTAATACAATGGCATTTATTGAGAGATTGAATATTTTTACCAAATCTCAATATACCATGCCTATTGAATTCTCTGCTCAAGAGGAACTTTTAGTTAAAAAAGTCCAAGCATGTGAAACTTGGGAAGATGTTGTTCGTGTTACCAATGAAGTGTATGCTTATTCTAAAGATGAACAATATGAAATGATGTTGCAAGATTTTCAATCATTCAATTATTCTGATGAATATGGTGATAATGATTATGATTACGATTATGATACCGATGGTGATGATTATGACGGTGATGAATTCAATGAAGATTCTTCCGTAAAATCAAAGTCTGGTGATTCTGGTGAAGAATCAGAAGAATCGAATGATGGTAATGATGGCGATGGCAATGGTGAGAAAACCGATAAACAATCCAAATCTAATTCTAATTCGGAATCTGATTCTGATGGCGGTGAATCAACCAAAGATTCTAATTCTGAAGGTAGTGATTCGTATAATCGTTACAAAGATTCTGAACCTGCAACCCGTGATATGTTTAATCCAATATGCGAGACTGACCAAAACTATCGTGCCAATGAAGTTTTGCTTTTGGATGAAAAATGCAAAGAGTATTTGTATCTAACATTCCCAAAACCAATTCTTTCAAACATTGTTACACCTGCCAAACGGGTGCAAGAATTGTTGACCAAACACTATCAGCATGAAATTGCCAGAGGTTATCTCACAAATGAGAAAGTTAAAAATTGGGTAAACGATTTCAAAAACAAAAATGACCGCTACATTGGTCTACTTGCCAAAGAATTTGAAATGCGTAAAGCTGCCAAAGCTTTCAGTAAGTCCAGATTGTCTGATACCGGTGATATTGATATTAATAAATTGGCATCATATAAATTTGATGATAACATCTTCCGTAAAGTGATGTTGACACCAAAAGGTAAGAATCATGGTTTGGTTCTATTGCTCGACAAGTCTGGTTCTATGTCAAACAATATGGCAGGTTCAATTGAACAGATTTTGGTTCTTGCCATGTTCTGTCGCAAAGTGAATATTCCTTTTGTTGTATATGGTTTCGGTGATTCAATTGAGTCCCGTTGGCAAGACCTTGGTCTAACAACCTATGAACAACAACATGAATATAATAAAGTCAGAAAAAATTGTTTTGAACAACCTATCAAGTCATTAGGTTTAGATACGGTATTCTTGCGTGAATATATCAACAACAAAATGACCAATGCTGAGTTCAATGCATCTTTGCGTAATATGGTTCTATTGAAAAAATCATTCGAAGGTGGTCGTTATGGTGGCGATTGTGGTCGTCCTGAAAGTGAACACCTTTCAAATACACCATTAACTCAAGCAATTGTTGCAACTGCCGAAGTGATGAAAACATTCAAAGCAACAAACAATCTTGATATGACCAGTTTGGTAATTGTTCACGATGGCGATTCTGATTGGACAAATTACTATAATGACGAAAAAGATTATACCGATGGCGATGGCAAACCAGTTAAGAAGATGGGTTATAGTAGTGTTGATACTGTAAACAAGAATGTGATTTTCCGTGATACCAAAAATAACTTTGAAATGAAGATTAGTACCAAGAATCGTGATGTGTATATGCAAGTTGCACTTGAATGGTTTAAGAAAACAACTGGTTCTAAAGTATTTGGTTTCTTCCTGATTCCTGATGGTCGACCATCTTGGGTTCGTGGTACAATTAACCATCGTTATGTTCTTGCTGATGGCAAAACCTATGCTGACTTATACGAAGAAACCCGTAGAGACCCAAATCGTTGGCAAGAACAATATGCTATTGAGCAAAAAGTGAAAGATGTTACAAAACAATTCAAAGCAGAAAAGTTCCTTGTATCCAATACTCAAGGTTTCAATTCATTCTTCTTGGTTGCCGGTGGTAATGACCTGAAAACCGAAGAAGAAGAAATTGAAATCGAAGGTAAAGTAACCGCAAATAAGTTGAAAACTGCGTTTATGAAAATGAATAAAAAGAAGCAAATTAACCGAGTGCTCGTATCGAAGTTCATTCAAGGCATTGCTGCCTGAGTGTTGTTTAAATGCGACACGGCTGGTTGACATTTGAGATTAGCCGTGTTAAAATTGATGTATAAATTGTGAATAGGAGTTTTTATATTATGACTAAGCGTGCCGAAATTCGTGAAAAGTTTATTAATGCAATTGTTGCTCTTGGTAAACCTACTGTAACGACCGATGAAATTAAAGAAATTTGTAGTAAAGTAGATATTGCTCATCCTTACTGGTTCACTAATGATGATGTGAATCGTGTAAAGCGTGGCGTTTACAAAGTACCTGGTTCTGCCTCTGTTGCACAACCTTCTCAAACAATTGCACTACAAGCACAGGTTGTTCCAATGACAAGACCAGTTGAAAAATCTGAACACAAAATTCAAAATGTCCAAACTGATTTGGACAATACTAACCTAGTTCCTAATGTTTACAAAAATTATGTATCATTTGGTAACTTTGATGATGTTCTTTCAATCGTTCAATCGATGAGATTCTTTCCTGTTTTCATTTCTGGTCATTCTGGTAATGGTAAAACAATGTCTATTGAACAGGCATGTGCCAAAGCAAAACGCAAATTCGTTTGCATTTCAATGACACCTGAAACCGATGAAAGTGACCTACTTGGTAACTATGTTCTGATTGATGGTAATATGGAATGGCGTGATGGTCCTGTGACCACTGCTGCTCGTCAAGGTGCCGTATTGTGTATCGATGAGATTGATTATGGTGCTCAGAACCTTTCTTCTTTGCAACGGGTTCTCGAAGGTAAACCCTTCATGTTGAAAAAGAAAGGTGAATTAATTACACCTGCACCTGGTTTTACAGTATTTGCTACTGCGAATACAAAAGGTAAAGGTAGTGACGATGGTCGTTACATGTTTACCAATGTGCTTAACGAAGCCTTCTTAGAAAGATTCCGCACTACAATGGAACAGGAATTTCCTCCTGTTAAAACAGAGCGTAAGATTATCGAAAAAGAATTGACCTCAGTTGGTCGTGCTGACAATGATTTCGCCGAGAAACTTGTTACATGGGCTGATGTGATTCGTAAAACATTCGCCGATGGCGGTTGTGATGAAGTGATTTCTACTCGCCGTTTGGTGCATATTGTTGAAACATACGGCATCTTTGGTGATAAAATGAAGGCAATTACCCTCTGTTTGAATCGTTTCGATGATGACACTAAGGCATCATTCGTTGATTTGTATACCAAAGTTGATGCAGGTGCTTCGGCAGAACAGTTGCTTGCCCCTGTAATTGAACCTGAAGAACCTGTTGATGTTAAAGTGGAAGATATTCCTTTCTAATAGTAGTTCGGCACTTCTCCCACAGGTAGACTGTGGGAGTTTTTTATTCTTTACCTGTATATCTATTGACAACCAGCGCATTATATGATATACTTGTTTTTAATTTGAGAGAACGGTCTCCTCTCAAATGTTTATCTAGTGAGACCATTTTAATACTGGAGTATTTTGTAATGAAATCAGCAAAACAAAAAGTTCTTGCATATCTTTCTAAAGACAGCGAATATAACACCTTGACCGCACAAAAAATGCAGTCTGTTTTTGGTGTTGCAAATCCTTCTGCAACCATTAATGAGTTGCGTAACGAAGGTCATGCTATTTACTTAAATAGCCGTATCAATGCTAGTGGCGATAAAGTTTCTTTCTATCGTCTTGGCACTCCTACCAAGCGCATTGTTGCCGCTGGTATCGCTGCAGTTCGTTCACAAGGTGAGCGTGCTTTTGCCTAATTTAGGGTAAAAAGTAATAGAGGAAGTGATACATATAGGTACCACTTCCTCTTTTTCGTTTATGGAGTTGTCATGGAAATTAAAGTTGAATTAGAAAAACTAAGAAAAAATAAACTGTTTATTGCGACACCGATGTATGGTGGCATGGCACATGGTTTGTATATCAAATCAAGCCTCGATTTACAGACAACTATGAACAAATATGGAATCGAAACTAAGTTTTCATTCTTGTTCAATGAATCACTTATCACACGAGCTAGAAATTACCTAGTTGACGAATTTCTCCGCTCAGACCACACACACTTATTATTCATTGATTCGGACATTCACTACAATCCACAAGATGTTCTTGCCTGTATGGCATTGGACAAGGATGTAATTGGTGGTCCTTATCCTAAAAAATCAATTAATTGGAGTAATGTTGCACAAGCTGCCCGTTCTCAACCAAATATGGAACCAAGAGAACTTGAACAATTAGTTGGCGAATATGTTTTCAATGTTGTAAAAGGCACAAAACAATTTACTGTTACCGAACCACTTGAAGTGATGGAAATCGGCACAGGTTTTATGATGGTTAAACGGGAAGTATTTGAAAAAATGGAAAAAGAATATCCAATGATTCGATACAAACCAGACCATGTTGGCCAGGCTAATTTTGATGGTACAAGATACATTCATGCTTACTTTGATACAGTAATCGACACTAAAGAGTCCATCGTTGGAGGTGGTTCCGACAGATATCTGAGTGAAGATTATATGTTCTGTCAGATGTGGCGTAAAATGGGTGGCAAAATCTTCTTGTGTCCTTGGATGAAAACGCAACATATTGGAACATATGCGTTTACTGGCAACATGCCTGCTGTAGCACAATACACAGGTAAACTATGATTAAAAAAGACCTAGTTACAGCAAGTCAAACTGCTACAACGGGAGGTCGCAAGTTCGATGGCGGTAAACTACAATATGGTTTACTTCCACCACTTGCATTAAAAGCAACTGTTGATGTATTAACTTTTGGTGCAGAAAAATACGAACCTGATAATTGGAAAAATGTTCCAGATTCCAAACGCAGGTATTTTGATGCATTACAAAGGCATTTATGGGCATGGAAAGAAGGCGAACAGATGGATACAGAATCAGGTAAACATCACTTGGCACATGCACTTTGTTGCCTCATGTTTCTGTATGAACATGATATACTGTATTCTATTGATAAAACTTAATTATGAGGTATTAAATGAAACTTTCTGGTGAAACACTATCTGTATTGAAGAACTTTGGAACAATCAATCAAGGTATCTTCTTTAAACAAGGCAAGACACTTAAAACTGTCTCGTCACATAAAAACATTCTTGCTGAAGTTACAATCAAGGAAGAAATTCCTGCTGACTTTGGTGTGTATGACTTAAACAATTTCTTGTCGGTTGTTTCTTTACACAAAGACGACCCATCATTTGAGTTTGATGAAAAACATGTTGTGATTGTTGGTAACAAAGGTCGCAGTAAGATTAAATATCGTTTCTGTGAACCAACAATGATTGTTACTCCTCCTGAGAAACAATTCGTAATGCCTGAAGCAGAAATCAAATTTACATTTTCTTCAGAAGATTTTGATTGGGTTCTCCGTGCGGCTTCTGTTCTTTCTTCTCCACACATTGCAATTGAATCTGATGGTAAAAAAGTAAGTATCGTCACACTTGATTTACAAAACGATGCTGCTCACACCGATGCACTTGAAATTGCAGATGGTAATGGTAACAAATTTAAAATGATTTTTAAAACTGAAAATCTAACTAAAGTTTTACCTGGTGTTTATGATGTTGCAATTTCTTCAAAAGGTGTTTCACACTTCAAAAACAAAAATGTTCCACTTCAGTATTATATTTCTACTGAAGCCGGTTCTAAATTTGAGGCGGCATAATCATGGCATTTAAATATTTTACCAATGCAGTTGAAGGTCATGTTGATGAAACCCTTGCAATTAATCCTAACCATATTGTTAATGTGTATGAAAGAGAAACCATTGTAGCAACAAAAGAAGGTAACAAAGAAAAGAAAGTTACTATTCTATTTGCTGGTGCTGCAGGTTCTTGGGAAGTTAAAGAATCTATGATTGATGTGGTTGCTCGATTAAACGAAAAAGATTAATCGACAAAAGAATCTCATCTAAGTCCAAGGACTTAGATTTGATAGGCGGTAACTAAGGTTACCATTTTTAAATATTTCTCTAAGGAGATTAGTATGAAAAGTAATATAGTAAATTTGACACAAAAAATTAGCGGTAAAGCATATTCTAAATCACCAGAATTTCTTTACAATCTTCATGTAAATAACAAACTGTATTATGACCGTGAGCGATTGCAACGATTGCTCGTAAGATGGCATGATGCGAAAGTAAACTCCTATTTGTTTACTGCATTTAACGGTGCATCCGTTAAAGACTGTTTTCAACTTGCGGCTATTGCACCAATTGTTGAAGAACTAAAGCAACAATTAATTCCAACTGCAACCAACTTTCGTTTCATCGAAGAAAACTTGGCATACTTCCAAAGTCTTTTAGATTTGGGTTATGAGTATTTGGTACTTGATGGTCAACACAGAATTGACACTTATGACCGTTTCTTCAGTAGTGAATACTACTTTAAACCAGAAGAAACTATTTCAATGCAAATTGAAGGTGAGAAAGGGGTGATTGATATTGAAGGCACATTCGATAAGCTTCCTGAAGAAATTCAGTTTCACTTGAAAAATTCTATTCCACTTATCGTTGTTGTGTATGAAACGGGCGACTTGCGTGAACTTGCTCGTATCTTCATTACTTCCAACAGTATGATGCCAATGACAAAGCATGAAAAGCGTATTCTCAATTACAACGAAAACAATCGTTGGTTAAATCAGTTGTGTTTGAATGATATCAATATTCGTGATATGTTTAAACATATTGGTTCTGGTATGACAGGTGAGTATTCTCTTGACCATAAGGGTGACACACTCTTTGTTTCAGAAATGTTAATGTATATCAATAACAATTTCTATGATGGTTATGATTCAGACATCCTCGATGATGTTCTTGGTCCTTATCCTTCAGGTAAAGTGAATATCTCTAGTGTTGATAAAGAGATTACAAAGAAGATTTTCAGAATCATGGCAGATGGTTGTTCACAATATGATGCCAAAAAGTTGAAGAAATTCACCAAGTCAAGTTTCTATAACCTTTTCTATACTCTCTCCTTTGTTTTACAAAAAGGAAATGTTTGGGGTAAGAAAAAAGAAATCGATGGTAACTATAAAGTTACTGACCCTACCTTATTTGTGAAATGGTTCTTTGATGAAGAATTTAAACGAATCAATACACCAGGCACAAAAGTTCCTTATAAGAACGCAACAGGTAAGACTAAGTATCAGATACACGACTGGTCATTTGCCAAACACAATGCAGACCAAAAGCATGCTCGTAAAGAGAGTGTAAAAGGTGATGGCGGTTCGAAGTATACCTTTGATAGTTGGGCTCGTGTTCAATATCTCCTTGAAGATTTGAATAACGGCTTGACAGAACTAGAAAAATTGAATATAATTGCTAAGACGGGTTCGAGAGATACAATGTCCCGTGATGAGGCACTTGTAGCACTTGATGTACCACTTTCATTGTCAGATGAAGTTGAAATAAACGAAATCGTTCCTGTTTCAAAAGGTGGTAAGCGTGTAATTGGTAACATTGAAGCGTTATCAAAAGACGAAAATCGCACACAAAGCGACAGAGTTCGTAGAGTTGCGTAAGATGTGGGGCGAAAGCCCCACTTTTAAATTATGATTTATGTGAAAGGTTATTATGGAACATCTACTTTGGACAGAGAAGTATCGTCCACAAACAATCGAAGATTGTATTCTACCTGAACGCCTAAAGAAACCATTTCAAGAATATGTGAATCAGAAACAGATTCCTAATCTCTTATTGAGTGGTGGTGCAGGCGTAGGAAAGACAACAGTAGCAAAAGCAATGTGCAACGAAATCGGTTGCGACTTCATGGTTATCAATGGTTCTGATGAAAGCGGTATTGATACTTTCAGAACCAAAATCAAAAACTATGCCTCTTCAATGTCACTATCTGGTGGTCGTAAGGTCATCATTATTGATGAAGCAGATTATCTAAATCCAAACTCAACTCAACCTGCGCTTCGTAATGCGATTGAAGAATTCGCACCAAACTGTTCGTTCATTTTTACATGTAACTATAAGAATCGTATTATTGAACCACTTCACTCTCGGTGTGCAGTTATTGAATTTGGTTTAAAGAATGGTGAGAAAGCCAAGATGGCATCTGCGTTCTTTAAGAGAACTCAGACAATTTTGCAAAGTGAAAAAGTTGACTTTGATGATGCGGTTATTGCAGAACTTGTCAAAAAACATTTTCCAGATTTTCGCCGTGTATTAAATGAACTTCAACGCTATTCACAATTTGGTAAGATTGATACTGGTATTCTTGCACAAATTGGTGATGTATCGATTACAGAAATCGTAAAGTTTGTTCAACAAAAAGATTTTGGTGCGATTCGTAAATGGGTTGCATCAAATGAAATAGATAGTAATACATTGTTCCGTAAATTATATGATGCAATGTATGATACAATGAAACCCGCATCAATTCCACAAGCAGTTTTGATTCTTGCTGACTATCAATACAAGGCTGCGTTTGTTGCAGACCAAGAAATTAATACTGTTGCCTGCTTAACTGAGTTGATGGTAAATTGTGAGTTTGTATGAATGATGTATTTACCGGAATATTCGAATGGATAAAAGATGATTGGCAGTCTAATCGTTGGCGTTTTATTGTTGAACTTTTTGCTTGGGGTATTAGCATTGGCTGTAGTGTTACGATGGCTCTTACGGTACCGAACCCTCCGTTACTTGTTCTTTATCCTATTTGGATTATTGGGTGTGCTTTGTATGCTTGGGCTGCTTATACTCGGAAATCATTTGGCCTCCTTGCTAATTATGTTTTACTCACTACCATCGATACCGTTGGTCTGATTAGGATGTTGACATGAGTAATCCTTTTGATTATGTTAATGCAATACTACAAAATAAGAAACAGTTAATTGTCGATGAAATTACAGAAAAAGACTATGTTTCTTTTTTGGTAAATCGTAGCTTATCTTATCATAAAGACTGCGTTTTGTATGCAAATGAGATGAACCGCAGACATTTTATCGACAAGAAGTTGCAAAATGACTTTTTACTAAATACCGTCAGGTCACAGAAACGACCGTTTGCGAAGTGGATAAAATCTGAGAAAAGTGACGATTTGGAATGTATAAAGACTGTCTTTGGTTTCTCCGATACAAAAGCCCGTGAAGCGCTCCGCTTGCTTAGCAAAGAACAAATCCAACAACTAAAAGAACAAACCCAAACGGGTGGATTGACTAAGAGGTAATGATGGTAGACTTGTCTAAATTTATAGAAGTCACCTTGACGGAACAAGATGATTTTTTAAAGGTAAGAGAAACACTTACCAGAATTGGCGTATCTTCCCGCAAGGAAAAAGTGTTGTACCAGTCATGCCACATTCTGCATAAGCAAGGCAGATATTATATCGTGCATTTCAAAGAGTTATTTGCGTTAGATGGAAAACCATCTAATTTGACTGAAAATGATATTCAAAGAAGAAACGCAATTGCAAAACTCCTAGAAGAATGGGGTCTTGTAGAGATTCTTAATCCAATTTTGATGAAAGATAATATTGCACCTTTACATCAAATAAAGATTATTTCTTTCAAAGAAAAAGATGATTGGCAACTAATCACAAAATACAATATAGGTAAAAAATCAATAGATTATTGATTTGAATATAAATATGGAAGGCGATGCCAAATGGGTCGCCGCTTTTGATAACTCGCTTAAAAGGAGAAAAAACTATGACACTAGGACGCATTTCTTTTGGTCCACTTTCCCAAACCACATTGGGCTTTGATAAGTTTTTCGATGATGTTGAAAAACTATTAAACATGGATGTTCAAAAATCAGTTTCTAATTTCCCACCACACAACATTCTTAAACTGGATGAATCTCGTTACATCGTAGAATTGGCCGTTGCAGGTTTTTCTAAAGATGAAATTGAAATCTCAGTTGAAGAAGGTACATTAACTGTGAAAGGTGAGAAAGATGAAAAAGAAAGCAATGTGCAATATCTACACAAAGGTATTGGTACAAGGTCTTTCACCAAAACACTCACTATTGCAGATACAATCGAAGTAAAGGGTGCTGAGTTCAAAGATGGTATTCTCAGAATTGGTTTGGAGAATATTATTCCTGAACACAAGAAACCACGCAAGATTGCTATTGGTGAAAATTTGAAAGAATTTAAACCACAACTTCTACAAGAGAAGTCAGCTGCGTAACCGAGTGGGGCATTTCGCCCCACTTTTTAAATTATGGAGATATTATGGTAAAGCGTGATAAAAATTTCAAACTAAACAAACAAACAAAACGATTCTTGGCAACTATTGTCGACCCAATTAAAAGGTCTGACTATAAAAACGCCATGATTGAAGCACAACTTGCTTCTTCAGTCCCGTTTAAATCCGAAAAGAAAAATAAAAAAGAATCTGCTCAAGCATGAAGCAGAAATTTGTTGATGCCCATATGGCAGCAGCCGAGGTTTATTCTAAACTTTCATCTGCAAAAAGATTACAAGTAGGATGTGTTGTTGTAAAAGATAACACAATCATTGGTATTGGTTATAATGGAATGCCATCTGGTTGGGATAATGAATGTGAAGTCTTGATACCTGAACAAGAGATTGTTGACATTGAAAGTAGAAGTATTACCTATATTGAGGAACGATTGGTAACAAAATCAGAAGTTCTTCATGCAGAAACAAATGCTTTAACAAAAATTGCTAAGTCAACAAATTCAAGTGAAGGTTCTTCTTTATTTGTTACACATGCACCTTGCATTGATTGTGCCAAATTAATTTATCAATCAGGTATCAATTCTGTTTATTATAGAAACAGTTACCGAGATGAAAAAGGTATTGATTTTTTGAAACATTGTAAAGTTGAAGTGAGTAAAGTATGAAAACATTTACCTCAAAAGTAGTTGAAATATGCGATAATGGTGATGCAATCATTGAATTGCCACCTGAGTTATTAGAAGAAATGGGTTGGAAAGAAGGCGACACATTAGATATCTCCGAAAAAGATGGCAAAATAATTATTAAAAAAATCGATGAATTGGAAGCACATAAAGCGGAACAATAAGTAAATTTAACTATAATAAATTCATGCTTTTCTCTATTGAAATTTATTGTAGTTTAGTATAATATAGAGGTGTGGAAATAATTCCACTCTTTTATAAAGGAGATTATCATGTGGACAAAACCAACTGCAACTGAAATGCGTTATGGATTCGAAGTCACAATGTATGTGATGAATCGTTAATAAATAAATGTAACACGGCCGGTGCCTCTGCCTAGGCACGCACCGGTTCTTCTTTTACTATGGAGTTATATGATGCTAGTATTACCTGATGATATGATTGGTCGGCCAATCGGCTTTACCTGTTCTACTTTTGACCTTCTTCATGCAGGTCATATTCTAATGCTTGCTGAGTGCAAGTCAATCTGTGATTATCTTATTGTTGGTTTGCAAACAGACCCAACAATCGATAGACCAGAAATCAAAAACAAACCAGTTCAATCAATTGTAGAAAGATATGTTCAACTTTCTGCTGTCAAATTTGTAGATGAGATTGTCGTCTATGATACCGAAAAAGACCTCGAAGATTTGTTGATGTTCTTACCCATTAGTATGCGTATTTGTGGTGAAGAATATAAAGACAAAGCTTTAACTGGTCGTGATATCTGTGACACCCGTGGTATTAAAACATATTACAATTCTCGCACCCATCGGTTTAGTTCTTCCGAGTTAAGACAAAGAACTTATCAATCTGAGTTGACAAAAAAGGTTTAATATGAGTAAAGTGTTTACTGATGTGCAGGTCTTTATGCGTGCTGCAGAACAAACTGTGTCCAAGAATAACGATGAACAAGCATTATTATACCACAGGTTAATTACAGAAGAATACAATGAATTCTGTGCCGCTCGACTTGACAATGATGACAGAGAAACCATTGATGCATGTTTCGACATGATATGGGTAATTGTTGGTTACATGTATTCGAGAGGATGGGAAGGTGAAAGAATTTGGGACGAAGGCGCACTTAGTAATTTAAAAAAGATTGACACCAAAACTCGTAAAGTAATAAAGAGAGAAGATGGTAAAGTTTTGAAACCTGAAGGTTGGCAACCACCAGACTTTAGTAAATTTGTGGAAAAATAATGGCCTTTCTTGTTCACAACTTACCTCCAGTCCAATGCTTTGTTAAGAAAGAATTTCTCTATGACTTTGAAAAAGGTTTTGGTGAATATGAACCATGCATATGGATGACAATTAAATGCATTAAAGGTCAAGCATTTCGTATTGAGGCACTATTGCCTAATTACGGTGCCTTGTATGATAAACTACCTTTACATGCCTTTGTGTCTCGGCAAGATAACTTAAATAATGCATCTTTGCCTCTGGATTACTTGCAAATATGGGACTGTTTGAGTTATAATGTTACTGTAATTGAAAAGGACAACCTTCGAATGTTGAAGTGTAAGTTCCTCGACAAAGAAAGGAACTGGCATTTTGGTGAGTATATGTTCACCGTAGATTTTTGCCAAAACGACCCTGGTTATCTTAACACAGGATTTTCTGAAACAGTAGAAGAACACAAGAGTTATAATTTTATTAAGTTGGATAACGGACAATTTGCCGCACAACCTAACAATAAAACATTGTTCTATGATGCATCTTTGACTGTGCCAGAGTTTAAGATGCCAGATTTTAAAATAGCAACAAAGTTATATTCAGTAGAGAAATTCAACAAACACTCTGCAAGAAATAACAATGATTTTTTCTATGACTTTAAGGAAAGAAAAGAATGAAAAAAGAACCGTTATCATTCTTTATGTTGATTGACAAATTAAAAGAACATTACAAAATAAAAAACCAATTAATTAATTTATTGGTCGATACACAATCCGAAAAATTATATCAAAAAAATGAATATTATGGCGACAGTATTAGTCGATTAGATTGGTTGGAAAATAAAAATTTGAATCGTGAATGGGTACAATATTTAATTCCAAACCTACAAAAACACTTTGACTTATGTGCCAAAGAATTGAATTATCAAAAAGCACAAATACATTCTGTTTGGTTTCAAGAATATAATCAAAATGATTATCACGGATGGCACATACACGAACATCACTATACTGGCGTTTATTATTTACAATTTCCAAAAAACGCACCTAAAACAGAATTAGTTGACCATCAAAACAATAAATTGGAAATAAATGTAAAAGAAGGCGATATAGTTATATTTCCGTCTATTGCAATACATAGAGCACCAGTTGTGAAAAATGATTTAACAAAGACCATTATTTCATTTAACATAGAATTTTTTGACATACAACCTGATTACATGCAAGTGATTGATGGATTATGATATATTTTAATGAAAAGGAAAAAACAAAATGAACACCCGTGAAATCGCCAAGAAACTTGCAATTGAAAACAAAATGCCCCGTGCTGAAAGGTACGATTTATTCTTGCGAGAGTTTGATGATATGGTTGAA